CTGCGGCGGCTTGGATAATCTTCTGTGCGCTACTCATTACGCTAACGCCTGTCCTGCTGTGAAGCCATAGTAGGTAGTGCCACCGTCAGTCGTGATAAACACAAAGTAATCTACGGCACTTGCTGTGGCTGTGAGAGTCGGTGCAGTTGCGGCGGCCCAGTCAACGCTAGAAGGCCATGTGATTGTGTAACCTGACGCACTGGCATCCTGTACTACCTTCAATGTAAACGCAGAAGCCTTGCCAGATGATGCAGGGTTGCTGAAGGTGTAGGTGACGTTCTCTGTCAGTGTGTGCGTGAAGTTCGTTGCCGCACTCAGATCAAGTGTCGCCGCATTGGATGACGATGTGATCGCAGAAGCGTTCTCAGTGAAGCTGCCAGTCGTCTCCAAAGCAGAGACAATTGCAGTGCCTGAGTTGATGTCGATGCCGGTGACAGGAGTCGTGCCGTCCAGCAGATCGTCAAGATCATCGATTACGCCATTTATCTTCGTTCCCCAGGTGTCGGTACTGGCTCCAACCTCTGGTTTAGTCAGCCCGTAAGTCGTGGTTGTGGTATCAGCCATTTAAGCCACCTTTGTCCAAGTATCTGTAGATGTTGATATTGTAACCCAATTTTGCGCTCCGGCAGTAATTGGCTCCCATTTCTCTCGTGCGATGCTCGCAGTCGAGGATGTAGAACTGATCAGTGCGTCAGACTTCCTGCGCCGTATATATGTAACGGTAACCGTAGCAGTAGCAGATCCAGTAGCTTCACCGACAACAGAGAATGATCCGGTACATGTATTTGTGGCCGTTGAGCTGACAGTTGCCTCACCGTCAACAACAGTGACTGCTGCTGAGGATGTGCTAGACGTTACCGAGATCGATGCGGATGCGATCCGTACCCTGGTTGCGTCAGATGTCGTCGATGCCGTACCTGCTGCAATTGTGTCTAATGGTCCCTGACCAAAGTAACCGCCGCCATAAGCGCCAGTACCGTAGTCATACTCACTGATGACTTTGAGGACGAACTCTTCACCAATCGATGCAGTAGATGAAGTCGAGCTAACCAGAGCGCCAGCATCTCGGATTCTGATGCATGCGCTAGAAGTGGTTGCCGAGGAAGAGATCGTGGCACTGGACTCTTTAACGTGCGCTCCAGATGCCGTTGCAGAGGATGCAACAGAGATTGACGCTGATCCGGTCTGAGTTACACCCTCAACACCAAAATCAGCATCGCTGTATGTGCCGTAACCATAACCGATGCGGTTACTTGGCATCTACTTAGTCCAGTGAAATATCGAGGTCACCGGCTGGTACGCGGAACACATCGCCAGTCTCGATTGTCTTCGAGCTAGTCAGTGCTGCATAGGCCAACAAGTTACCTGATGTCGATGCATCCCATACACCAACGTGTGTCACAGTGCCAAAGTTTGCAGTCGCAGTAGAGTATTCAACAGCACCAGAAGTGGTTGCCGTGTTGCCTGATACTGTGAACGCAACAGTCTGGCGAGCATACGCAGTGCCGACAGTTGATACTTCAGCGCCTGAGCCGTCTTCATCTGGGTTCGCAGTGTGCAGTGCTAAGTACAGAGTTCCAGGTGCGGTGTACGCATTGCCACCAAAAACGTGGTCTAGGATCTCTGTTTCGAGATGGTTTGAGAATGACATTATCCAAGTCCTCTGATGTTAAGTCGGATACCAGATCCTGAGTTCTTTACTCGCTCTGACTGAGCGTTCAGTTGAACGACAGCCGCTGAGTACAATTGCGCCCAAACCTGGACACGCTCATCTTCCTTTAAGTATGGCGCAGAATGGAGCAAACTTCCATAAAGGTAAACGTCCGGCGCATACGACAGAAGCCAGTTAGTGGTGTTTGAATCAGACAGTGCCGGTATCTTCTGGTAGTACAGCAGCTCAAAGTCTGTGTCCTCGTCCGGCGTTGGGAATAGTTCAAACTCACCGCGAACGTGCGAGTAGAATCGTGGTGTTCCTGCCTGATCGTTGCTGTTCTGACGCTTGTCTGCCAGAGATGCCATTGATGCAAGCTCAAGCACACTGATGTTGCCAGTCGTGACCTGGAACCGAATCGTCTCCAACCAGTCGGCTGGTACTTGCATGTACTTGTCGCCCTGGGACTGCTGACCTGATACCAGGTTCTCCATCTCCCAATGGCGGATATCTCGATTCATCTGGCTCTCTGCCAAGTCGATGAACGTCTCGATTGCTGCTGTCAGATCGCTGCGGTTTAAGAAGTCAGCGATTGATGATTTCAGCTCACTATATGTTGATATAGCCATTAGCGTTTCCTTGGCCGGTCATATTCGTTGCCGTACATTGTAGCATCACCAAGCTCTGCTGGAGCCATGAAGCCCATGAGCGCATCAAGAAGCAACTGCTTGACCTCTTTCTCGCCTTGCTCAGACAACTCCGGTGCTTTTGCAAATATGATGTCAGCAGCCGTAGCATCTTGTGGTAGACCTAAAGCACCGAGTAACCCGCCAACTCCAACACTAGCTGCGCCGCCCATAATGTTTGGCTTGCCTACATTGTCGGGATCGAATGCTGCACTTTGGGATCTTATTTGCTCTGGATTCCTGACGATCATTACCTCGCCAGATCGTGACAACAGGGAATCGCCCTCACCAGCATTAAAATCCTTAAACGCTTGCAAGTCACCTCGCGTCATCAAATCTTCAGTTTTTAAGAATACTGGGATTATGTTTGCGCCTTCTCCGGTCGCATACTCGGAGGCGGTGTCAGGACTTCGCGCAAAATAAAACCCTTGAGGCAACGTTGCTGGGGTCTTGCCCTTGCCTTGCCCTATCCTTGATGGATCAAATTCAAGAATATCCTGATCTGTTCCATGATAATAAAGTCTATCGATATCAAAACCTTGATCCATTGCACGATCCATGCGCGAATCTACATCCATCGGCAATTCGCCGGTCGCGATCTTCCTAGCGGTACTTTCTGGATAGCCAGCTTTGGTCAGTCGCTCAATCATGTCGAACAGGGTTTTCATCAAGCTACACCTTGGAGATTTCTGCGTATTGTATCACCCCATGAATCTGTTTGGGTAATGCCCTGCTTGTAGATTGCGACAAGGCCAAATGCATCTGCACCATGTGATGCCCAGTCGTGTTCTGGTCCGAGGCCAAGCCCGCGAGCTTCATCTCGTTTTTCATGATACCAGCCAAGGGCTTCTCGTCCGCCTTTGGTGTTCTCGTCGTGGAACCGGCAGCTTGGGAACATACGTCTTGCTGCCTCGATACGGGACAGCACCGCGCCAGCGCCTTGGTTTGGGACAGACTCGGTAGTGAATCCAGCATCTTGCAAGTAACTCTCTGGAGTGACCTTGTACACCATGTCGTGTTTCCTGCCGTCATGAGGTAGCACACACAGCGCATCCTCGTAGCCTCGATTCCTTAGCCAGGACACATGAGACTCAAACGGCTGACCGACAGCCTCGTAATAGTCTATCAGACGTACCTCTTCACCGATGTACTGAACAATCCAGACAGCAGTGGCATCTGACTTCTTGCTCGTGCCACCGATATCCCAGATCGCATGCAGCTTGACCAGTGGGTCTTTGCCAAAGAATCCAATGCGCCCCTCCAGTGCAGCCTCGCTGAGATGTCGAGCGTAGTATGCACCCTCAAGGACTGTGGCATATTCGCCTTCCCATACATGAGCATACCGATCAGGTGTCATGCGTAGGCAGTCGTCTTTCTCTTGAAGCAGGACTTTAGATATCCACGGGTTGTTCTTCCAGTTGGCATTGACTACGACAGCGCCGGTTGGTTTGTTCTCGCCGCGTAGCAGTTGATCAATCGCGTCTGTTGGCCGGTTAGGGTTCCAGCTTGCCCAGATCTCTGATCCTTCTTTCCGCATTGTCGGAGTGAGTAGCTCTAGCGATCTGTGTGACAGAGACTGAGCCTCTTCAATCCATGCTCGGTCAAAGCCTTCCAGTGACTTGATGGAGTCAGCAGTGTGGTCTTGCATACCAGTGAAAATGATCACCCCGTCACCAGGTGTCTCGATGACCTCACGATAGACTTTGAATCCTGCATGCTCTCCGAGGTTATAAACCTGGAGCTTGTCCTCGATCAGACGTTTCGATGATTGCTTGAGAGACTTCTGCACCTCTCGGATACATGCTGCTCGCATGCCTGGAATCATCAGTGCGTCTTCAATGAGAAGTTCAGCAAAGAAATGACTCTTGCCTGATCCTCGGCCTCCCCATGCGCCTTTGTATCGAGCCGGATGGAGTAGTGGCTCAAAGACCTCAGCAGTCCTAAATTGGAGTTTAGCTGCCATGATCTGGCTTGATGATCACTCGTTCGATTACTTGTGGAGTCATAGATCCATCGGAGCTGGTTGCATCGACTGCTTGCTTGTCCGAGTAATCGTGCTTGGCAAGAACCAGCTTTGTAATGTTGCTATTCATCTCGCCTGAGAGGCCACCTGACAACAATGTACGGTGCTGTCTTGCGTTGATGCGCTCCAACATATGTAAAAATTTTGGATGTTTTTCGCTCCAGTTATACAAAGTCTTCTGTGTCACGCATAGCTCATCTGCTAACCCCACCACTGATGGGATCATGTCGCCAAGCTCTCTGTAGTTCTTGAGATAGCCTTCTGCCTTCTCAATCACTTCATCGCTGTACTTAGTTGGTCTGCCTACAGGCATTTTTGTCTCCAAGACACGTTACATGTGTGCCTTATAACAAAGTATATGATCCTAAGCAAACGATGGGCTGTAAACCCTGGCGACAATCCTGTCTGTTGTCAGTAGCTGGTCTGCCCTTACTGCGTTGAATAAATGACGCTTTCTCTTCTCGTAGCCTCTCACTACACAGTGATCTATTCCTAGATCAGCAGTGAGGTACTCTGCCTCTTCTAGTGCAGCGATGGGATCATCAAAATAGTTAATCGACTTCAAGCATGTCTTCCTTGATGTCTTCAATCATTTGGAGTTTGACTAGCTCTAGCACACCAATGACTTCAACCAGGTTCATGTGGCGTTCGTTACTGGTTTCATAAATGATATCGAGAATATCGTCAGCAAGGTCTTGTGATGCGTTATTAGCAAATGAACCAACCTTGACTTCTGACATGACAACCCCCTTTTCTGTGCTGACATTTTACCATTTACGCAGCAGATTTCATACGCCTATACTGGTTTGCGATGTTCTGCGACTTGATGAAATTAAGAACCTCATCACTCATTCCATCTACCCTTGTCTGGGATACTTTGTTAGGCCATACACCGAACTTGGCCTTGTACTTGTGATTAGCCCAGCCCTCTTTGTACCCGCGAGTCTTGGCGTAGTATTTCAGTTCAGCCAACCACTCAGCCTTACGCTGTGATGAATACGCCTTGTTCGCCTTCTTGGATAGCTTGACCAGATCTGATCCGTCAGTCTCAAGTTCCTTGGTTGTCGAGAACTGGAATCCGCATGCACACTTGATCCCCGTCATCTTCCGACTGCACTCAGGACAATTGACTGGTTTTTTGTCCTTCTTCTTCACCTGGCGTTCTTCGTTATAACGCTTCTCTCCATCATCCAGTGTGTCTGGCACGATAGTTTCAGCGAATCCAAACCGACTCACGTTGCCTGAGTGATCTAGGTATATCGCGTCTACCTTGCCTAGATGGGTTCGCATGATACGCCCGGCTCTCTGCACATAGGCGATGTGTGACTTAGTCGGGAAGCAGTCAATCAGGCAGCTAACCTTTGGTGCGTCATAACCAGTGTTCAGTAACCGCGAGCATGACAGGATCATGATCTCTCCAGCGTCATGCGCCTTGAATAACTCCAAGCGCAGTTCTTGATCCATGTAGCCATCGATGTGGGCTGCTGATATACCGATCTCTTGGAACTTCTCAACCAGGTACTTTGAATGCTTAATTGACGGACTAAACGCGATGGTCTGTCTGCCATAGGCTTGCTTCACCCAGTTGCTCACAATATCACCCGTGAGTTTCGTGTCGTTCTCAACAGACTCAGCGAGTGCATCTGGATTGAAGTCGGAGCCTCCGGTTGGAAGAGCCTTCATTTTGATGCCTTTGGTATTGGCTTCTGTACCACCGTAATACACAACAGGGCATAAGTAGCCTTGATCAAGCAACTGTTCAGCAGTGATTGGGACGATCAGATCATCGTAGTGCTTGCCCAGCCCCTTTGAGAATGGTGTCGCACTCAAGCCGATGAATGGGACGTTGTTGAAAGCCTCCATCATCTTAGTGGTGTAGTCGTAATGAGTGTGCGCCTCATCGACAATCGCAAAGTCAAAGTCTGGAATTGTTCTACGCCTAGCCAGAGTCTGAATGCTAGCAATCTGAACACTCTTTGTTGGATCTTCAAGGAAGTGTCTACCTTGTAGCACTCCATAATTGATGCCGTGTTTGTCAAATTGCTCAATCGACTGAGTGATCAGTTTGACCCGATCACAGATGAAGATTCCTCGCTTACCTCGATCTGCTGCGTTCTTGAGCATCGATGCGGCTGTGATGGTTTTGCCAAATGAACATGGCGCGGCCAACATCACTCTCCGGTTACCTTCTTTAATACTTGTTCTCAACATTTCTACTGCGCGTGTTTGGTGCGGTCTCAGTTCCATGTGGTTTCTCCAGGCAATAGTGGTCATTAGAGGGCTATTAGGCAACCCTCAGTGAAATACATTCCAATACTGGTCAAATCGCGTTCAGGTCATCAGCAACGATTTTTGGCGGCATTAGCCGAGGCTCGTAACACCTCACCCTCCAATGTCCAAACAATGTAAGAACATGGTTGCCTATAACGCTGTTTGTCCCGCCCTCAAAGGTTAGAACACGATTACATGCTTTTTTGTGCTGTACGACACTGCGCGTACTTTAACGGACGGAGGTCTGAAACAAGAAGTGTTGCATTTGCAACCTATTTTGAGGAGAATACTGTCTGTGCCGGAATGCGACACGCGGGTATTTTCTCTCTTGTCCAGTCCGGTTCGCTAGGAGACTGCCAATCTCCGCCCGGCACGTTTTTTAACCTTACTACTCTAGCTATTAGGTGTCAAACCTTTCTCATCAAGTTTCTGATTGAGCCATTCTGCAAAGCTCACAACCTCATCGTAACTTTCTTTGTCGTTGTTCATTTTAAAGAAGTCTCGAAAAATCTCTCTGAGATCGGCTTTTAAGACCAATGGATCATCCTGGAAAAATATGACTGTTTCCACATTGATACAATCATATTCAAGATCACTGTCCCCTGTAACGCTCAACCAGTTAGAAACCTCGTTATCTTTAAGCAGAATATTGAAAACCTCTTCAGACGCTTTTAAAACAACAGTTCTTAACAAGTCTATTGGTAGCTGCTCAACCTCTAATGACTCAAGGTTCCAGTTTTTGAGACTGACCTTTCCTTTTTTTACGACTGTTTTTACGCTCATTGTTATATCCCTCTTAGTAACGATTATTGAAGTGATCCTGACAGATCTTCTCCATCTGCTGATCAGGCATCCAACGCTGCACAGCACCGTCCCGATCAATCTCAATATCATCCAGATTCACTGCCCACACTTCTTCGCCTGGCTCGTCATAAGTGGCCTTGTAGGACATGACTAGCTCAACCTCATAAGTGAGCATCCACTCCTGACCATTAACCATTGTCCAGACGTATTCTTTCTGAGACTCAGCCATTTGAAACCTCCTTAATGCGCTCCCCGATCCATCGCATGACTGGTACTGCCATGCTGTTACCCATTGCCTTGTATCGATGCGAATCAGGTGTTGGCTTACCCTTCCAGCCGATGTCAGTGTGACCATCTGGGAATCCTTGCAGCCGTTCGGCTTCTGTTGGAGTGAGTCGGCGTACACCAGTTTTATGGCTCGATATGGCTGGTGGATTGCCTCCCCCTTGGCCGCCAAGTTTGAGAGTTGGACTTTTATTGTCCTGCCGACAATCAGGTACTGACATATTCGAACTGAACGCTACAAGCGCATCAACCTCTGATCCTTGATTCCCAGTGCAACGATACGGCGGGCCAGATGATGTTATTGCTGGTGCAACATTGTTGGCGTGAATAACCAAGTCAGTTGCATCTTTCCAATCACGCGCTTTCGTTGTACTGAACGTGCCGTCAATCTCGTAATCGCCAAAGCCCCTCATTCGAGCAACTTGTGGCTGCAGCAAGAGATGCCCGTTGCTCAATGACTGATGCGTTAGCTTCCCTCCTCCGCATTGCGTGTCGAGACTTCCAGCAACGCTTTCTACAGGTGATTCGGTATTTTCTTTCCTCTTCTTTCGGCTCTGCGTAGAATCCCTGCCGCCGCAACCGGACTCAAATAATACTTGGGCAGGATCTCGCCAGTCTCCTGAAGCACATCCGACAAGAAACACTCTTCTGCGTCTTTGTGGGACTCCGAAGTTTTGAGCGTCCAGCACTCGCCATGAACAGCTATACCCGAGTTCATCCAACGCCCCGACGATGGAACCAAAGTCCCGTCCTCCTCCTGATGACAAGACGCCAGGTACGTTTTCCCAGACTGTCCATTTAGGACGTAATTGATCAACCATTCGCATATATGTGAGTGCGAGATTTCCTCTACTGTCTGCGAGCCCTCCGCGCATTCCTGCGATAGAGAACGATTGGCAGGGTGTTCCTCCGACAAGAACGTCAATTGCTCCTGATTCATAATTCCACTCCTCAAATTTTGTCATGTCACCGTGATTCGGTACGTCAGGCCAGTGGTGTGCGAGAACAGCCGATGGAAACGGCTCGATCTCTGAAAAGAAAACTGGCTCAAAGCCAAGTGGCTCCCATGCAACACTTGCAGCTTCAACGCCAGAGCAAACTGAACCATATCTCATTTCCAGAACTCCGGGTTGACCAAGTGCTTACCAGTTGCTTTGTAGAAAACAAAAGAGACTGCCCAGACAAATCCGACTGAGCATCCCCAAATGAGAAAGAATCCGATGACGTAAGCCAATGCTTCTAACAAATCCATAAATCCCCCTGGGCCGCTTACGCGGCCTTTTTGTTATATGTTTGATCAGAAGCAATGCCCTTGGCATAACATTCTGAACATCTACAACCATATTTGCCGTTGTTCTCAACGTGCCGAATTTTATAGCGTCTAATGCGCTTGCGGTATCCAGACTGATGACAAACGCCTTGCTGAACCCAGATGTAAGACCACTCAGCCTCATAGTTTGCAGCATACTCTTCAGCCACACGATCTTGCTCTTTGTCGAACTCTTCAAAAGAAACTTCCTTGCCCTTGATCCAGAAGTGCAAGTGTGAAATATCTGTGCCTTTTTCTTTGTAGCGATACACGCCATTGACGATATCGCCAGCCTGTTCGTAGTCATTCTTACGAATCTTGTCTACGCCTTCGCGCAATTTGACGCTATCTGAAGTCACACCAAAATATGCCATGTCGTTCTCCTTAATTTCTGTTTCATTCCCGACACAGATAGTGTCTCAATTTATGTTTACTGCGTCAACACTTTTTGTGACATTTTTTACGAAAGATGGCTTTAATCCGTTTGAGATCATCGATGGAGTAATTCTTAGGCCGATCATCAGACTCCAGTTGCTCTAGCTTTTCGATGCCGATCTTCTTTGCTAATCGAATCCGATAATCCGCCACATTTCCTGACAGGTAGCGGTTACATTTGACGCACTGCTTGTGACAGTTCCAAAGATTGAATCGCAAGTGAGGAGCAGAGCCAGTAGATCGATAGTGACCAGCATCCCAGCCACCGCCAGGCACATCACCGATAGTGTAATTGCCACAAGAGACACAAGCCTCATCTCGATCCCTCCATCTAACATATTTGTTAAAAGCGGCCTGAGCCTCTCTCATCCATTGTGAGCGCGTCTTGAGCTTCTCCTTGCGCTTCTTGTCGTCCTGGCGCTTCTCTTTGATGACCTTCTTCTGGATCTTGTCTTTGTTCTTTTTGGTGAACTCCTTCAGGCACTCGTATGTACAAAACGCCTTCAGTAAAGAAAGAATGGCTACATCAGTGTCTACTTTCTTCCGACAGTTGCTGCATCGTCTATTGACCGACTTCATGCTCTCTCTTCAACTTGGCATATTGAGAATCACCTGGGATGGTAACCAGTAGACCACGATCAGCCCAGAACGCCTCAACCTGGCTCATGTAATGAAACATCTCACCCTTGGTCAGTTTGGTAGTAGTTTTCAACTGCCCAGCGATCACGGTTGTCCCGATGGTCTTATCAGAATCATAGCCCAAGAACTCATGACGCATCCGATCATGCATGTCATCCAGACTGAATTGTCCCTTGGCTTTCTCATTTAGATAATTGCAAGCCTCTTGCAGCCACATCCAGTAAGTCTTGTTCTGTGGGATCGTGCGCCCACCCGCTTTGATCTCGATGTTGCACCAACCAAACTCTTTGACCATGCTCAGAATGTCTCGGAGACACTGATCAGCCATTTGCTCTGAAGTTACGATGTGCGTGATTTTATCTTGCATTGTTATTCCCCTCATTTTGCATAGTATCCCTATGCGTCTTCTGCGCCCTCAAACTCAAACATCTTTTTGATCTGCTCAATAGTGAAGTCAACGGCTCGTTCTCTTCGCTTAAATGAGATTGGTGGACAGTCCCCCAAAGCATTTATGATTATGTCGTCCAGTGCGTACTCTATGACTTCTCTCATCACCGCCTCTTCTTTCACCCTCATCCTTTATCTCCTCTGTTTTGTAGCTTTTAAACTACAACGCATATCTGGAATACAACTCCAGTAATGCAGACGCATTACATTGTAGCTTTTAAACTACTCAGTCACCCAGGTCTAGGAACTCGTTCCTCTGCATGCCGAAATAGTTAGCAAATTCCTCAACTTTGTGGACTCGCATGTCCTCGCTGTTGCGCCATCGGTAGGCTTGTTGCCTTGCCACACCAAAGTCTTTTGCCATTGCAGCAGTGCTTATGTCGCGTTTTTCTTGAGCGACTCGTATGCACTTGCCAACATTTGTACCCATCATCACAAGTCCTCTGCTAGAATAAGGGAACCCCCAAATTGGAGATTCCCTCATCTCCTTTTTTAGCCCCTCTTCGGAGGGGTATTTTTTACTTAAACTGCCAAAGAAATGCGTTCTTCTTGAACTTCTCAGGCTCTCGCAGAGTCGCTCTCTTGATCACTTCATCAAGTTTAGCGTTATGCTCCTTGATCTCGCGTGGCGATAGCTTCTCAAACGCTTCCTTACCGATAGAAACTCGCTTGAGTTCCTCTGTAGTTGTTTCGCAGAACATGTTGCCTCCTAGAATGGAATAGAATTTTTTGGTGTAGCTGGGCGAATACTTGTTGAGAATTTTGGTTGCCCAGGTTGTGGATTCTCATTGATCCATGCAGATAGCTGATAATCCACGCCGCCAACATTGATTGGACCGGAGAGGTCTGGATCTTTTTTGCCTTCACGCTTTTTGCCAGAATTATCGAATAAAGCACCGCGATTGGTGTTGTCGTATTGTTTTTGTTCCATTTAGATTTCCTTCAATTTTCGTATTTCAGTTTCGATTATTTCACACGCACTAAAGACAGCCGCCTCTAGCTTCTGTATGAAGTCTTCATCACGTTCAACATGAACGATCATTGCAGGTAGCTCTTCATGGTAGGCAACAAAGTCCCACCATTCTCTACCCGTGATCCAGAGACAGCCCTGCACCTGTGCAACGTATTGCGAGGGTAACGTGCCGTCCCTGAGATACTTCACCTGCGTATGCGCAGCAGGTGATTTAATTTCAAGCCCGCCTGATGCACCAATAAGTCCATCAGGTGACACACCGCATTCATAAGTGTCGTGCTTGCAAAAACCCACTTCTTCCACGCGATTATCAGTTGCCATCTCATAATAGCTTCGCGCCTTCGGTTCCAGGAGCGTTCCGCGCTCCATGTGTTCTGTGACTTTGACATACGTCTGCTTCCCCGTGAGCCTTTCGGCTATCAGTTCATTCATGTACGCCTCAGACTGCGTAGAAGGCTTGCCAGTGGATGTCACTAGCCTTCCAAACTGAGACCCACTAGGACAACCAAGACGGGCCTGTAGCCACGCCTCAGTGCCTTGCTCGACATCAATTAGCCGCATTGATTAGCTCCACAAAATGCTCTTTTGCGTCCTTTGCAGAACGCTCAATGGACACTTTGGTTAGTTCCCTTTGCGCGTCATGGACAGCGAGTTGCAACCTAGCGTAGACCTCTGGTGAAGAATTACGCAGATCATTCAGTGCAACGTCAAAGATCTCAGACGCATCGTTTAGCTGAAACGTAGAGTTCAACTTAATAATCATCATCGGTGTACTCATCATGTTATTCGTCCCCTTTGTTGGATTCAGCGTTTGCGGATTCTTGAGCATGCATTTGATCAACCTTCTGCTTGAGAAGATTGTATGCTTGCTCATATTTACTCGCGGGTAATAGCTCAAGACAGGCGATCTGATAATGACCACAGAACCGATCCATGTCTTGCATGCACTCGTGAGCCAATTCATTTAGTTCTTTGGCTTGATCATCCGTAATCACTGCCATGTCTTCATCGCGCTTTTGGCGATCCTTTTCGGCAGAAGGAATATCCTCTCCAGCGTAGATGTAATGACCAAGGCCAAACATTGCCATTGTCTTCACAAGGCAACGCATCTTTGCATCTGAGACTTGGCGAGAATCAGGATTGATTATCGCTTTATTCCGATTATCCATGACCGGAAGCCACATCTGACGACAGACTGACTCTTCAGCTTCATGAATTGTTAGAATACAAATGACCTCTTTTGAGCCATCGGCAAAATCTTTTTCTTCAAAGAAGTAGTAGGAATCTGCGTAGTGGCTCATGAGTTGCTCCCATGCCCACGCCCAAGACAAGTAAGAAAGGTTTCCCTTCTTCTCGATTTGATCATTCACGTTGATTGCGGAAAGCGTTTTCCAGATATTCGTTGCTAGTGTCATATTAAAACCCCCATTGATTAACAACAGGGACAGTAAAACATAATGTGTTTACAAATACAACACTAACTGTGTGCTAAACCAACAGGACATATATTTCTTGCCACAAGGCCGTGTTCAGCATGGAACGTCATTGAGTGCATTTCACGCGCTGCAAAGTATCCCGACTTGGCATGCCAGGCATCTGATGGGGCTAGAGTATTGAAACTTTCCACTTTGCACCCGTTGAACTCTTTGACCGTCTTGTGATGGATGTGACCCGTAAGCCAATGACGGTGTACTGTCTGCCCCCAATCTTGAGGCCACAAATGAGCCATGATGTTAGGCAGTTCTTCCATTTTCGCTCCATCGCCATGTGTAACACCTAGTAGTACCCTTCCGAACGTATAGTGCTGGTAGTGTCCAGGATCTTGGACAATATCAACCCTTGGCTCGTTCTCAAAGTAGAGCGACAGTGCAAGTTGAATCCACTGAGTGGAGTCTGGATCGTGGTTACCTGCCGCATTAAACACAGTGACGGACTCGTGCTTCTCAAGCATGCGCCTGATGGCGTGAATCATCGCCATTACGAACACTTTAGTGATCCGGTAAAACCGAGAGTCTGCGTCTAACGGATGCCCGTGTCCTGGCGTTTTGTTAGATCGGTTATCAACGTGTAGCGCGTCCCCGACATTGACGAACATAGCGTTTTTCGTAGGCGGCGCAGCATGCACCAAGTAATCGACAGCACCTTGCATAACCCGGTACGCGATCTCCGAATCAAAATCATCGATTTTAGTTTCATCTTGATGCGCCAGCATTCCAAAGTGAGCATCGCCCATAACGTATGCCGTGAGGCAGTCCTCAGTGCTGAAGCCAATATGGTGTACCGGCTCGCTAGTTCCTCTGTATTGTTCAAACGCATCTCTGATGCCCTCTAATACTTGTCTTGCTTGTACTTCTTTATCTGCCTGGGTTTTCACCCATTGCATCATCTGACCTTTCTCATGATGATACAGGGTGCTTGTTCCCTTCAGGGTAAATGATTCTGGTAATACATGAGTTAAATCATGCTCTGGGGAATATCCGCGCCTCTCAGCGTTTCTCTTAATTGTCGCAATTGTGTTAGCAATAGTGCCGTATGCTTTATCGAGTCGTCTTGCGGCCTCTCTCTGGCCCCCGACATCAATAACGGTCTGGATGATTTCTCGCTGGCTATCCGAATTGCAAAATTCTAATAGGCGTGGATCGATTGACATGGTTCCCCCTCAATTGTCAATAACTCCAGACTGTCGGTCTTAAAAACCGATCAAACTCCCCAGGTCTTATGTTGTCTAAATGTATAAAGCGTCCACCGCCCTTTTGATTTATCCCAATCCCTGTGAATCCCATTGCCATCGCTAAATGCAATAGCTCCCACGCATCACCACGCTCCACCGCAATATCGACAGCGCGGCCTGTCGAATGTGATCCTGCTTTTCCTTGAGGTTTTTTTGCCTCGATTGGATGTGTCGGGTGTCTGTATGCCGATGTCACGCGCATAGGTTTCGCATAGGCTGCACGTAACTCTGTGAGCTTGCCCATAAAGTCTGCGTCCATCCCGTCCAATGCAGTATGTTGACATCGCATCTCTTCCTTACTGAAATAAGGTGATTCCCAGGTCATTTCTTACGTTTCTCCATAAATCCTTCAACGGCTCCTCCACCAAAGTAGAAACCTAAGATAATCAGCATGGCATAATTAATGCTGAACTGATCCATGACCTTTGTTACTGCGTCTGGATCGCCTTGGCCCAAAATCGTCATCGTCAAAACCAGAGCATAAGTTAACAAAAATGTGAACCCAAACATTAACGCCAAGTAGCGTTGGGCGATTTTGAAGGGAGCGTATGCATTCATTAAGTCAATCTTGGCTTTCGACTTAGCTGCAATTTCTTCTTCGGTTGATGTGTGTAGGTCATCAATCAGGTCTAAGCCTTTCTTGATAACATCACCTGAACCAAGCATTTTGCCGATCACACCGAGCATCATACGCCTCCTATTTCATGATCTGTCTGTATGCAGATCGCATCATAGTTAATCTTAGGCTTTGGTGCAGTAGCCATAAAAAAATCTCTGGCCTCAAAACAACCGATCATGGACGGATAAACGCCCTGAGGTGCAACCATATACCGGTCAGCCTCTAAAAAAATCACAAACAGTACCCACATTTTTACTCCCTAGGCATATCAGCCTGGTTGCTCTCGTCTTCCTGTTGTTCTGGGTTTTTGTTTTCTTGTGGCTTCCTGCCACATTTGTCGCAACGCGCTATTGGGCGATAGATAGTCGTGTTTCCGCAATCCGATGTATACATGTGATGTGTATACTTGTAGGTGCAGATCCTAGGCATCCCACTACTTCCTGACCTTAGCCTTCCGCGTGTTCGCAACAACAGTCTTCCCTTTTGCTCCGGCTCGCTTTTTCTTGCGCGCCGTAGCTGCACGTTCAGCCTTACTTAATGACTCAGCCTTGGCCCTTGGCAAACACCTAGCGGGGTTGCTCTGCGCTTCTTTCTTACCACACGATCCGAGAATCTTGCCGTCAGTGCCAATCCGCACCCATTCCTGGTTGAACCATTTAGTAAGACTCATGCGTATGTGCCTCCACGCTTCTTGTACTGCCGCACAAGCCACGCATTTGCATACGCACTGGGGTAGGTATCAAACTTCTTTTTCGCCTCTGATTTGACGCGAGAATACAGAGCCTTGTTCTTTGGCTCTGGACTCTTCTTGGAAGACTTAGGCTTTTTTGGTTTTGCGGCCACGTTTCGCCCTCTTTGCTATGTCCAAAGCAATCGCCTGGGCTTGCTTGTTTGGCTTGCCCTCGGCCTTGAGTTTGCGGATATTCTCAGAAATCGACTTCTGAGAATACCCCCTTATCAATGGCATTACGATTTCGCCTTCTTTTTTGCTGTAGCAGATAAGTCACTCATGTGATACAAAAACTTACTATTTTTGGTGTGTCGAGCACCAGACATTGGTCTGCCTTTAGCATCTTTGTGTGTAGCCCCTTTGTGCTCTGTACCATCTCTAAAGTAATGCTTAACACCTTTAGCCATTATGCTCTCCTTGTGCGTTTTTGAGGCGTTGTTTTTTTAACAACCATTGCCTTTTTCTTTTTTTTCTTCATTGCCATAACTTTACCTTTGTTCATTTGACCATAACTATTACCGGGCATGCTAATCTCCTAACAGTTCCAATTTTTGCGTGACCAATAGTTTGCTGAAAGCTTGCTATTAGCTCCTTTGATTCCGCTAGATCGAGCACAGTATGACTTCTTTCTAGCCGGTTGATTCTTTTTGATGCTCATGTCTGGGTCACCAAAACGAACAAGTTTTACTGTCTCGCCTTCTTTGGCTAAGACAGCGAATTTCTTTGACTTACCTGGCGTTCGCTTTGGCTTGTTGTAGCCGCTAAACGTCTCGCCACGATACTTAATTGCCATGCTTCATCACCCAATAAAGTATGAGAAAAATAACCCCAATGCCAGAAAGAAGCAAAGCCCCAACGCCAAGACCGACACACCATTCCTTAATGAGTCTTTTTTTACGGGCTTTTTTGGCTGCAATGCGTTTGCGTTCATTTTCCTTGCGCTCTTTATGGATTCGTTGATGCCTTAAAAAATCTTCGTAGAGTCCAGCCCTGCCAGAGTAAATCATCATGGTCTTAATACTTTCTTTATGGTTCTTGATTTTCTCAAGTTCCATGAAAGATTCTAAGCATCCATCGTCTGCTTTCTTTTGTATTACCTCTTCTGCTTCGGTCAGGCGGGTTATGTGCTTGCCAAAATCTCCAACAGACTGAACATTTCCGGCCATCTCCTTGATTGCTGCAATTGCATCATTTGCAACTTTGACCGCAGCTATGGCCTCAAAAATCATGAGACTGTCCTGTTCTCCAGAAACCTGTCTAATTTAGCGTCTAGGGCTTCAATTCGATCAAGGATTCGGTTCATGTCTTTATGAACCTCTTGCTTGGTTACATACTCTTTCGCCATTTCCTCGCGGGTTCTATTGAGTAGGATAGAAAGACGGCACTGCTCTGAGTGCATTGACTGTGCAAACCATGTGATCAGTCCAATGAAGCCTGTTAGCAAAAGATTCCAAAGCAGCATTTCGTCCATTAGTAAGTGCCTTTCCAAACTCTAAACTTATCAAACTCACCGGACAGAATTTTGCGTTTGACAACTTCTTGGCGGGCTTGTACGTCATCCCATTTTACACCAGCTTCCTTGCACCAATCAGCAATTAAATTCAACGGTATTGATCCAACCAGGCGATGCTCACCCGACTGTCCACATCCAGCATCCTTTAACATCTGAGCGCGATGCATCTCTGGATTAACATCATGCGTCTTCTTTATGACAACTCGGTTATCTGAGTGGTCATACAAAATCTGTTCACCGATCTTCATTCGGCTGCCACCTTTTTCGCTCGTGGCTTGCGTGTTGCCTTTGGTTTCTCTGCGACAGGAGCCTCTGGAACCATCTCAAGGTGAGTGCCAAACCCATCAGGGTTCGCGACTTCAACGATGTCTCCACGGCGATACTTCTGCCCAGCAATGAACAATGTTCCGACTGTGACTTTGCACTTCATATGATTCCCCTATCAAGCAGAAAGGGGCCGTAGCCCCCTCCTTGGTTACTTCAATTAAGAAGTGGTGTTGTCAGCAATGATCCCCGATGCCTTCTCGTTGAGAGAGCAAAGAGTTAACTCAGTAACAACCTGACGGCGCTGAGCGTCACCAGTCTTGCTGAGTTCAGTGTTCTTTGTTGGACGTAATACGCCAACAGACCACATGTCGTTCTGCATGATGAATACATCGCGTGAACGGTTCTCGCGAGTAGGCTGGAATTCGACTGTCCCCCAGGGCGTCACATAGACGTCGACTGCTTGAACTACAGCGTTTGTACCACCAACAGAAGCACCAATAGTCGCGCGCTGGTTGTTGTTGCCAGTGAAGCCAAGTGCTACATTCATCTGGAACGCTGACAAGTATACAACGTCAGGGTTTCCACCTTGCTCCCAGATAGACTGCATGACTGCGTCAAACTTAGTCTGTGAGAATGCAGTTGGAGTTCCGTCATCTGTACGTGCGTCAGTACCGTCACCAGTAGGATCAGCACCACTGTTTCCAGTCTGTGCATCGACGTTAGTGATCATCCACGCAGGTGCGCCAGCCAACTCACGCGCAGTTGTGCTGTTACCAGCAGCGCGGGCGTTGTTGTCGAACAGAGCCTTCTCGATGTCGAGCTTTTGCTCTTTAGCGATCTTCAGCGTTTGGTATGCCATTTCCTTAGCGCGTCCAGCCTTATCAAGACCTTCGTCTGTATCAGGAATCACAACCGCATTCTTAAAGATCTGCGTGTAGTTACCCAACCGTGAAGTCGCTGTGCGAGCTTCCGCAGTTGTATCGTCTCCCTCGATGTGAGCATTAGCCGCACTTGAGCGTAACGAATCGGTTTGCCATTCGTGTAAAGTATTGGTTGCCTTGACTTTTTTACATGCTGAATAAAAGGGAGTCTCTTCTGGAGATACGTCATAGATGATGTCTTCCAAAGACTCGCGGATACCATTCGCGTCATACGAATCGAAAGTATTTGTTGGTTGTGCCATTTTGCACTCTCCTTACAAGGTTATTTAAGCATTGCCGCTAATGCAGCTTCCATGCTTCCAGATTTTTTCAGGTTATCGAGCTTTTTACGCTCTACGTCTCTGTTGGTAGTGACCCGCTTCGATCCTGGTTTGATCGGTTGCTTGGCCTTTTTAGCCTTCTGCTGCACCTTGTCCCCATTCGCCATCATTTTCCGGTACATCATCGCATCGCGTAGAACCATCAAGTCGCGGTGACTTGTGATACTTCCGAGAAGTTCTTCGGGATACCCGTAAACCTCTGTCGCTACTTTTACGATGTCGTTTCTAAACTGCGCTGCTTTATTAGCGTCACGCAGCTCCGGGATCTTGTCCATTAGGATCTGGGCTTCTTGCTGGGCTAGAGCCTGTCTAGCTTGCTGTTCAGCCTGTGTCTGCGCTTGCAACTGTTGCTGCACCGCGCCCCACTTCTGTACTTGATCCTCGTACTCCATCTTGGCTTCCATGTAGCCAATTGGGTCATTGTTGAACATCGATCTGTCTGGCTCAACAGGAGGTGTGATCGCACCATTCTGTAACTGGCCTACCAATTGTTGCAGTTGCTGTCGCTCCTGCGTTAGGTATTGATGGGTAGCCTCGGCTCATTTCTGCGCCTCTGCTGCCTGTTGCAT